GTGCCACATGCCGCACTGGCAGTAGTAGGCGTGGACGAACGGTGCGCCTTTGCGGCGGGCGAGGGCTCTGGCGTGTTGCTGCGCGGGGCGTGGCCCGTGGTACGCCTGCTTGTCAGGTGTCGGGCACGGGGCGATGCGCGGGCTACTCATCAGCCGGGGTTCCCGTCAGCGCCGTCGTCACAGTCAGCGCACACGTAGCAGTAGCCGTCCTCGTCGGACGGGTCGCAACCGCAATGGGCGCAGCCGTAGCAGGTCATGCGGCACCTGCTCGCAGCGCGCGCCGTTCGGCCGCGTTCAAGTCGCGAGGACGAACCTCACCGGCGCGGGCCCGCGCGAGCTTCACGTCGTCGACGACGCACAGGTCGGCGTTCGACGGCGGCTGCCAGCCACGCTTCACCGCTTCCATGCGGGCGCGGGCGCTGCCGCCGTCGACCTTCCGGTTCGCCCGCCAGTACGCGTCGACCCGCCAGGCGGTCGGCTTCGACGTCTGCCCGGTCGCGCCGCCGCGTATCTGCCGCAGCCTGTGCACACAGACACCGGTCGCGTCGGAGATGCGTTGCGGGGCGTGCCCGGCCGCAGTCAACGCTTGGAGCTGCTGGCGGGTGATCGTCGCGTCGACCAGCGCGTTCGGCGCGCCCCGCACCCGACGCCGTTTCGCGTTGAACGACCGCGCGGCTTGCGCTTTCGGGCAGACGCAGCCGTAGTTCACGGCGGCACTGAGCGTGTCATGCCGAACCGCATGGCAGACGGTCGTCGTGACCTTCCGCCACACGCGCGGGTTCTCACCGGGGTCGCTGACGAGCAGATGCCCGGCGATGCGGCGAGTCACTGGAGGGGCGTCGGAAATCCGCCCTGCGTAATTACAAGAATCCGGTCGAGTCCTCTGCGCTGTCGTTTGAGGCATGAGAGGTCAGCCGCTCTCGGTCAGGATGCGGTTGGCGAGTTCGATCGAGTCCCAGAACGACCGTTCGCCGCCCGCGTCGGGATGCGCCTTGCGCGCCGCTGTGCGGAACGCGCTCTTGCGGTCGTCGTCGTTAGCGAGGATGTCGTTCGCGTCGTGCTTCAACGGCCCCCACGACGCGGCGGCAGCAAGCAGTTCAGCGGCGTCCGTGCGGGTCATGCCTCCTTGGCTGGGGGCACCGGAGCCGGACGGGAGCGCCTTGAATCCGCTGTACTGCTCACCGCGCCGGGTGATGCCGTAACGGTCGACCCGGCGCAGGGCGTCCATGCCGAGCGCGATGGCCCGGAGGTTGTCTTGCCACGTCCAGAACAGGTCGGTGGCGTAGCGGAGCGGCCCGACGTTCGTCTTCGGCAGCGAGAGGACGACGCCGGGATGTGACGCTCGCGCGCCGGACCGTGGACGACCGTCGAGACGGAAGTCCTCGGTCGTCATGGCGACTTCCATCACGGCGTGTCGGCAACCGAGGTGGGCGAGTTCACGCTCGAGGTCGCGCAGCGTCTTCCCGAGCGTCGCGGAGAACGGCGAGCGGGTGCGCTTATGCGCGGGCGTCAACTCGCCGGGCCATGACGTGAGCGGACGGACGTCCAGGGCGTCCGGGTAGAACGTCACGTCGTGGTTCCTGTCGTACAGGTGGAGCAACAGGGACACACGCCTTCGGCGCCGCCGTCATACGGCGCGTCCTTGCCGCACTCGCACGGGCGGGTCCCGAGCGCGGGTTGTTGTCCGGTCGACACCTGACCACCACGGAGTGCGCTGCGACGCTGCCGCTGTACGACCTGCGGCTCGTCCGACAACGGGGCGAGCTGATCGCCAACGGACACGGTTGACAACGGCATGCGGCGCGGCATCACCACGGGGGCAGCGACACCAACCGGGGACTGAGTTGCGGCGGATGCAGATTCCGTCGACTTGTTGAACGCAGCGACTGCATTACGGGCGTCTTGCGCTGTGTGGAACGTCGCAACGGGTCGATCGTCGTTCTCAGTGCCGGGCTCGCTGTTGGTGATCTCGTAGACATGGATGCCGTAATGCGAGCCGACGCGCCACTTCCGAGGGATCACGGGATCACCCGTCCGGATGCCTGATCGACGAACGCGACGGTCACCGCGAACACGAGGAACGCGCACGCCGCGCCAAAGAGCGGGTGCAACCGCTCCCAACGCGTCATGTGGTCACCGCTTCAGCGGGGCTGGCCTCGACGTCGAGCTCTAACGCGTCGGCGATGTGGCGCAGCAGCTCCGACCATGACGCGTCCGGGTTGCCGGGCACACCGACCGGACCGAGGAGGAGCAGCGGCTTCTCGGCGCCGCGCGGCAGCCGGTAGATCGACGCGGCCGATACCACCCGCAGGTTGTCCTCGTCCTGCTGCCATTGGGCGCGGCGACTGATCTCGATGCGGAGCGGCATCTTCGCGAGGTCCGACAGTTCCATCAGTGGAACCCCTCGATCCACTCGCGCATCTTCTGCGGCGTGTCGAGGTGACCGGCGAGCAGCATCGGCATCCCGAGATGTGCGATGACGTTAGTCAGCGGCTCGGTGTCGGGGTGCTTCCGCACATCTGACGCAAACGACGCGAAGGCATTGTGCAAGTCGCCCTGGTCGACGTAGGCGAGCGCCCGGTCCTTGCACCATTGCAGCGCCTCAGCGCGGGTCTCGGTCACAGGCCGTCCTTGTTGACGTGGGGGCAGGGGTCCAACATCGCCGCGTTACCGGACGGGTGGACAAGCAGACCGACCCGGCGACCGCCGAAGTTGACGTGTAGGTCGTGCACGCAGGTCACGACGCCGGGCAGGGTCACGTCTGGCGGGTCGACGGCGACGAGACGCCGCTCCCGACGCAACAAGCGGAGGGTCACCCTGTTCTCCGTTCTTCGATGTCGACCAACCTGTAGCGGGGGACTTTCTTCCCGGTGTTGCGTCCGTGGCTGTCGGTGGAAATGACTTCGCCGTCCTCGACGAGCCGCTGCCCGTCGAGGCCCTGCGGCATCTTCATCAGCCGGTAGACCGCGCCGACGATCTGCGGCGGGTTCAGGTCGCGGGGCAGCAGGTGGCGGACGACGTTCGGGTCTACCTGCCCGCCGTTCGCGTGCGCGGTCGCCCTGATCGACTGGAGGACCATCGCTCGCGCCTCGCGGTGTTCGCCGACCATCCGCGCGCACATCTCGTCCGTGTCCGGCGCGACATCAGCGTGGAGCCGATCGCGGTGCGTCTGCTCTTTGCGCGCCTTGTCGTCGGCGGACCAGGCGAGGATGCTCCACGGGCAGTAGCCGCACGACGTGACCAACTCTTCAGTCATGCCGACACCGCCGCGAGGACACCGCGTTCAGTCACGCCGAGGCGACGCATCATCCGTCGCGCTTCCTTCGCGGTCACACGCACCAGCGGGTCCAGCACCGCCAGGACGCGCGCCTGCGGGACAGCGAAGCTCACCGGCTCGTCGATTGCCCACGGCGGCTGCTCCGGGTCGGTTGTCAACTCGCCGAGCGGTTCGACGCGGTAGACGCCGCCGTGCGGGTAGCCGTTCGCGAAGAACCGCGCGACCTGCCGATCAGTCGTGACGTACACGGCAGCGAAGTTGTGATCACGGTCATAGTCGGACGGCGCGCCCCGTCGTCGCGCTTCGCAGATGCCGCACCCGTCGACAAGATGACGCTGATCGTCTGCTGGTCGTGGGCTCAGGATGTCGCCGACTTTGAGGCCAGGCGCGCCGCCGTGGAAGAAGCGCCGTTCGCTCATACCGGCTCTCCGTCTCGGTGGGTGACGACGACCTCGATCGGCCCGTCGCACACCGTCAGATGCGTCTCAGCCCACGCACGGGCGTCCGCCTCGTTCGTCCACGAGTCCTCGCGGTTCGGCAACGTCAGGTCAGCGTTCGGATTCCACGTCCAGCGGCTGCCACAGCCGGTGCTGGTCGAGCACTGCACGAACCCGCGCGTCCCCTGCTCAGTCGTCATCGGGCGCCAACCTTGTCTGCTCGAACGCGCCCTCGACCCGCACGACGCACGGCACGTCCTGTTGCCACTCGCTGACCCGGATGCCGTTGTCGAGCGCGAGCGAGTAGCGGCATTGACGCAGGTCAACACCGGAGTCGAGGCACTCGCGGCTGTGCAGGATGTAGACCGTCTGCTCGGCCGATACGGCGCGGGCCAGATGCAACGTCGGGTGCCGCTTCACGCCGACGATGCGTTCGATGTCCTCAGCCGGTACAAGGGCGGTCATGGGTTGTTCGTCCCGTAGGCCATCTGGCAAGCGCCGAGGACGAGGTCGGCCGGCCCGTGGTAGCTGCGGTCCCAGTTCTTGTCGTCCGGGTGGTCGCTGCACAAGACGTCGACGTTGCGAGGGTGTGCCTCGTCGTAGATGGCGACGCCGAGTCGCGCTGCCAACACGAGCACGAGCAGAGCGAGCAGGAAGACGACCGCTATGCGGAACCGAGTCGTCGTGTTCATGGCGTCATCGCTGCTCCTGCTGCCAGTCGTTGAAAAGGCGCACCTTGGAGTCGTGGCGCACCTCAACAGCTATCGAATCCAGCACGCCGTTCTGCTCGATGACGAACGTGATAGCGGCACACAGATCGCCGAGTTCAAGGGATAGTTCGCGCCACAGGTCGGCGCCGCTCCAGTGGTCGCGCTGGCCTGCCGTCGCGATCAACTTGCCCGCGATCTGGAGCACTTCGCCGCATTCTTCGATCAACTTCGCGACGCCGGGCCAGTGGTCGGAGCCGATGCTGTACGGGCCAGCGCCTTCCGCGACCGTCACGAGCGCCTGTTCGCTCACGCCCCGACTCCTGTGGTGACGAGCGCGACCGCGAGCGTGTGCGCGCACGGCAAGGCGCGACGCCCCTCACGGCAGTCACACGACCAGACGCGGCTCACGTACTCCACCCGGTACGGGTGGCCGTCCCGGCTTGACCGGACCACGGCGAGCACCCAGTGCGGCTCGCCGCTGTCCGGCGCGTCCGTCTCCACCACGCGCACCCGGACCCGGTCCTCGCGGATGCGCGCGAGCGCCTTACGTCGCAACGGGTCCGCCTTCTGCGTCACGCCACTCCTTCAATACGGACGAGCCAGCCGATGTCCAGAGACTCTCCGGTGTGCGTCTCCGCGAAGTCGTTATGGAAGGAGCAGCTCGCGGCCCACCACCGTTCGTCCAGCAGTCGAGCCCCGAACCGTCCGCGCCTGTGGTGCATGACCGTCGCTTGCTGGTCACATCCGGCGGGAAACTGGCAGCCGGAGTGCTCGGTCAAGAACTCGTCGCGGCGTTTGCGGTAGACCCGCAACGCCACCGCCCGCTTGCGACTGACCGGGCGCATCACACGCCCTCGCCCGCAGAGTCGTCCTCGATAAGTTGGACGGTCCTTCGACCCTTCGACCACTTCGCGTAGTTGCCAGGGTCGACGCCGACATTCGCCAGTTGGGTTAGTCGCCATGTCGGGCGGGAACAGTTCAGCAGCCGGGACCGGACCTGGTCGATGATCTGCACGACCTCGGGGATCACCTCGCCGGTTGCGGGGTCAACCGCGATGTCCCGGCAGACCGCGAACGCGACGTCGTCATGCCGCCAGTCGGTCCACCGGCCCGCTGAGTGAACGGTGACCTGGAAGCCGGCGACCGCGTGTGTCCCCTTGTCGAGCAGTCTCGCGACGGCCGCTTCGGTGAACGCTTCGATGCTGGCGAGGGCTTGCCGGTGCAGGCGCAGGTCGGCGAGGAGGCGAACAGCCGTGGCTGCGTCGGCCGTGTCGAGTGTCGTCGGGACGGACTCGCTCAGCTCGGCGAGGGTCTGGCCGAGGAATACGAGGCCAGATTCCGTCGCGGTCGGCTCAGAAGGCTGGTATTCCGGTGCGGCGCTCACGGTTGCGGCTCCGTCAGTTCTCGCATTCGCGCGTCGATCTCGCCTTTCAGCACCTTCGCGTCGTCAGCGGTCAGTTTCCGTTCGCCGTACTGGACGTGCGCTTCGCCATCGAGCCCGCGTACTTCGCTCGGCTTCGTGCAGGCGGTCAGGCGGGTACGGAAGCCCTCCATCCACGCGAGGTCCGTGACTGGGGCGGCGAAGTCGTCGGGAGCAGTGGTCGGGTCGTAGCTGCCCGCGCTCTGCCGACGCGCGCGCTGGGGCGCGCGGGTCACATCGGCAGCGCGGGCGTCACCAGCCTTCTGCGCGTCGTCATCGTCACCGCCGGGCGCGATGCCCGTCACCGCGCACAAGGCGTATCGGCGAGCGTAGGTCAGCCATGAGCCGATCTGCTGGGCGCCGAACTTCGCCGGGTCCGGCAGGGGAAAGTCTCCACCCTCACGGTGGCCCGCGACATGCAGGAGTGCGTAGCGGAGGACGAACCCGTGCTCGGTGACAGTAGGGGCAGCCGTGAACGACAACCCGTGTTTGCTGAGTATGGGTAGCGCCGCTTCGCTGATGTCGGTCAGGTCGGCGTAGGAGTAGCTGTAGGTCCCGGCGTTCGCCGTCTGGTCTTTAGCGACGCGGGGCATCGAAGCCTGAAAAGCGACCAGCGCTGCGGCGAACGCCTGCTCCGATGTGATGGACTCCTGTTCGGTCATGCGATGACCTCCGCGTAGATTGCGGCGGCAGTGGAAACAAAGTCGACCGACGCGCCACGCTTACGGGCTTGCTGAACGCGGGCGCGGGCGCGATTGCATGCGAGGCACTGCCGGTACGGCAACATTGATCTTGTGAGATTCGGGAGCGCGAGCACGTGACCGCGAGGACAATGCGTTCTGCTGCCTGTTGGATGTGTTCCGTGGCGAACGGCGTCGCGCATATTGGCGCTGCGCGAATCCCATCGCAGATTGGCGAGCCTGTTGTCGTCGCGCTTGCCGTTGGCATGACAGGCGTCTGCTCCAGGAGGGCGCGGGCCGATGAACGCTTCTAGAACGAGGTCGTGTACGAGCCGCGATTTACGCTCGACCAGAGTCACGCGAAGGTAGCCATACTGCCGCTTCGGGCTGAGAACGTACCCCTTACGTGGGCAGGGCGATCCGTTCCGGCGCATCACTACCCTGGCAACGCTTCGGATTCGACCGAGGTTGGACGCCTCGTAGCCAGGACAACTCGGGATCGGGCGCCACGTCTCGCCCTGGAACGCCGCGAGCGCAGCAGCGAACGCCTGTTCCGTTTCGGTGATCCCCATCGGGGCAGCCACATCAGCGACAGCGGTCACGACGCGACCCCGACGTCTGTCCACTGCTCTTGATCGAGCAACTGACCCAACGGCTCAAGTACCTCGGACCACGTCTCGCCGACCATGGGCATGCAGAGCGGGACGAACGTCTGTGAACCGCCGGAGTTCGTCCGTGTCGTGAACAGCCGCGCTGTGCAGGTGGTCTTTAGGGTGTTGCTGTTGCCTTCGCGGACCATCCGCATCCCGGTTTCCAGTTCGACACGGATGGCGCGGCCCTGCGCCTCGGCGACAACCTGCTCTAGCGTTCCGCCTTCCGAAAGGTCAACCAGCGGCTTGTTGCCCTTGCGGCTCATCGCCGCACCTGCCTTGCGTATCGGCTCGGCCGCGCCAGTTGTCTCGCGACGCCCGCAGCAACCTTGTCGCGCAATATCTGCTCGTCGTCACCGAGCAGGTCAGCGGAAACCCGGTACGCAGTCGAGAACCGACGCCGTTGCCGCCACGCTGACAGTCGCGCGACCGTCGCCACGCCGAGCACGCAACACGGCGCGCACACGACGACGAACGTCACAGCGGCGACGGCGTACAAGCCGAACGGCGCGGTGTCGGCCGATGTCTGCACCGACGCGAGGACGGCGGTCACGATGCGGCCCATCGCAGGATGGCGACGATTGCCGAAAGGCTCGGGTCACCTGTCCGCGCTTCGACACGGCAGAATGTCGATGGCGAAATTCCGGCCTGCTCGCCAGCCTCGCGCATGGACAATCGCTTGCGTCGGCGCGTCTCGCGGCAGATGACCGGAAGTTCACCCAGCACCGAGAGTAGATCGTCGTAACCGCCGGGCACGGAAGAACTGGCGTTCATCAGCGCACCCCCGCCACGGTCGCCGGCATGTCGAACGGCAACGGCTCGGACGGGTAGGCGTCGACGACATGCACAGCCAGCGCGACACCGTCAGCCGTCACGACCGTCACATCGGACGGGCGCAGCACGGCCAAACAGGACGGTCGACAGCGACAGAACCGGCTCACGACGTCACCTGCTCGGCGACGGGAAGCGGCTCGCCGTCCTCGTCGCATTCGTGCAGAACCACGCACGACTTGGCCTTGCACTTGTCCGGGTCGTCCATGTCCCACGACGGAATCGGCACCAGGTCAGCCACCGCCACCCGCACCGCAACGAGGCGTTCACCCTGCGAATACCGCCACGTCAACGACGGATGCGACGACAAGTGCAACCCGCCGCCACACACCGGCCGCGTGTTCCAATCCGCCGCTGTGACCGTCTCACCGGGCGCGTACAGCAACCCGCCGTTGTACGACGACCGGAACTCGTCGTTGACCCGCTTGAACAGCACGACCGTTCCGTCGTCGTCGACGTCCAGCCCGTAGTGCTCGCACCACGCGCCCGGCTCGGTCGGCTCGTCGACGAGCAGATCAACGCCGTCGCCGTCCACGGTGACGTGCTTGTTGTGCGTGACGACAGCGCGGCGCCCGTGAGCGGTAACGGTGAGCGGATGGTCGGAACGGATCTGGAGCTGCGACGACCCCCACGTCTCGATGCGCGGCTGCGACGACCCCCGCGTCACGATGCGCGGCTGCGACGACCCCCACGTCTCGATGCGCGGCTGCGACGACTCCCACGTCACGATGCGCGGCTGCGACGACTCCCACGTCACGATGCGCGGCTGCGACGACCCCCACGTCACGATGCGCGGCTGCGACGACTCCTCGACGGCCAGTTCGGCGCACTCAGCCGGCACCGTGAACTCGCCGGACCCAGCGAGGATCGGATAGTCGCTGGCGGCGACCGCTTCCTCGAACTCGGCTTGCGTGGTGACGGTTCGGTTCATGACTCGACCGTCCGCAGCCACGCAGTTTGGCAAGGCCCGTCGCAGCACCCGTTGTGGGCGTCGCTCCACGGCGCGACCTTCGCCCCGCACAGGTCGTTGCGGCAGCCGACGAGCGAGTCCCGCACGACGTCGTTGAGGGCAGCGGGTGGCGCGCCCAGGACGTCCGCGCTATAGCGGCCGAGGACACCCGACAGGCGCATGCAGACGCCCATGAGCCGCACCGGGTCGACCGGGGTGAGACTGCGACCGAGGACGTGCAGCACGTTCCGCACGTCGGCGAGGGTCGCGTCGTCGCTGTCGAGCGCGGCGAGGCACCGGTCGAGTCGCGTCTCAGCCGCGAGAATGTCCGTGGCGGACGCGGCGGCGGCGCGGGCGCCAGCAGCGAGAGCGTCGGCCGTAGACGGTGTCGGCCCAAGTTCGCCGCCGCGGTCGAACAGGTTGGGGCGGCGCGCGGCCATCTCGGCGATGACAGCTTCGGCTTCGGCGTCGCTGATCGCCGGCGCAGGCTTCGCGCCGGCTACTGCCGTGTCGAGGGTCGGGCGGCTCACGACTGCACCGCCGCATCAACGGGTACCGTCGCGGACATCCACGGCGCGGTGGCAGCGGCGAGCGCGAGAGTCGCGTGCACCTGCGCTTGCGCGGTGTCGCTGTCGCGATATCGCAGCCGCTCATCAGCGAGCCGACCTCGCCAGCCACTATCGGCATCTAGCCACTCGTTGGCGCGCTCAAGTAGCTGCTCGGCTTCGCGGTAGTGCTCCGTGCCGTTCACGACTGCACCGCCTGTGTCGCGCCGTCAGCGACGACCGCAGCAACCTTCTCCCGCAACTCGGTCACAGCGACGCGCATCAGTTCGGCGGACTGCCGGTACAGATCGTGAAGCGTGTTGGCGCCGCTGAACAATCGCAGGCTCGACTGGAAGTCGATGCCGAGGAGCGCCATCGCTGCACCCCGACATGACATCGCCCGTCCCTTGAAGATGACGAACGAGTTCTCCAGCACGTCGGGTTGGAGCCACGGGACGCCTGACAGTTCGGTTGCCCAGCCGGCGAAACACCTTCCCGAGTCGCAGCGGTAGAAATCCTGGACCCACGTCTCGGGGTGCTTCTCGATCTGCGCGAGCACCGCGACGAACAGGTCAGCGTTCGGTCCGGTGGTCGTTTCCATGGCGGTCATGCGGTCACGCGCCGGGAGAACATCGCCTTGATCGACAGTCGGCGGCGGCGTTCGGCTCGCAACACCTGCCGGTGCGCGGTGCGGCGCGCCTGCCGGTTCAGCACGGCGGCGGCGTTCCGTTCGTGCTTCTCGACGCGGCGTCGCTGCGCCGGGGTGAGTCTGCTTCGGTCGCGGAGGTAGATCGCGACCCGTTCGGTGTTCTGCATCATTGCGCTCCTTTGGTAGGCTCGGCTTGTTGCGCTCCCACTCGCCCGTTCCCGTCGCTATCGGGGCGGGCGAGCAACGTTTCAGGGGCTTGCCGCTTCGGGGGCTTTCGCGTAGCAGTCGTTGCCGAACAGGTCGCGATGCGCCCGCAGGAACCCGCGTGACGTCGGCGTGACGCCGTTGCGGCAGACGGGGCAGCGCACCTCTGACCGGCCTTCAACGGGGGCGGCGCGACGACGGCCCTGACACCACCGCGGCGTGCAGCTACGGGCAGCGCGCGCCTCCCCTGACGGCGGTTGTTCGACGTGGCCCTCATGCCGCTGCTCCTTTGCGGCTTCTCCGGGGCGTCGCGGTGCGGCTCGCGATGTAGGCGGCGAGCGCGTCTTCGCTGACGCGGACGTTGCGGCCGAGTCGGGTGACGGCGATGTCGCCGCGTTCCATCAGCCGGTACGCCCAATCACGGCTGACACCGAGGCGTCTCGCGAGAGCGTCGGCGTTGAGCAGCGGCGGGGACGTCACGCCGCACCCCGAGCGGCAGGCTTGCCGGTTGTCAGTCGGCGCGCGGTTGAGCGAGGCCGGGTGCCCTCGCGGACCTCCCACAGATCATCGACCGGACGGTGCAGGCGCCGCGCGATCTGCCGACCGAGTTCTTCCGAGCAGGTGTCGAGGCCGCGGGGGCCGGCTTTTTCGAGCAGGTAGATCGTCGTGTGCGAGCAGTCCACGAGGAACGCCAGTTCGCCTTGTGATAGCCCGGCGTCTTTGCGTGCCCGCTTGAGGACCGCGCCGTTCTCTTTGCGCCGCATCCAGACTCCTGTGCGCTTGCGAGTGGTTTGCGACATAGTCCCTCGCCTCGGCCTTGGCAACCAACTGTCAGACCTGACACTAGGAGTTCCTTGCTTGGTTGTCAAGTGGCAGGCATGGTCGTTGTCGCAGGCCAGAGCCACATTTCGGACGAGCCGATCAGGTGTTACTTGCGAAGAAAAAAGTTCCCGGCCTTGTCATACCGGCGTGTCGCGAACACATCGTGACCGATGTGCCGCCGCTCACGCTCCTGCTGCGCGACTACCTCGCGGCCCACCCCGACAAGGGGAAGCCCATGAGCGCCCGCGCGGCTGCGCGCGAGGCAGGTGACGACCAGAAGTACGAGACGTTCCGCCTCATCGTCAGCGGCGAGCACTCAGGGCGCATCGGAGAGGAGACCGTCGCGGCGCTCGTCCGGTTGGGACTCCGCGAACGAGACGTGCGCCGCGCCGCCGGGCATCAACTCGACGTGTCGCCAGGCCCGTTCACCTTGCCCGCAAGAGCCAATCGGCTTACCCGCCCGCAACGGGAGGTCATCGTCTCCGTTGTCGATGCAATCCTAGCCGCCGCCGAGAACGAGGAACGGCGCGCAGCTGTACGTGGCACCCCACAGCCACGACGGTCCACGGCCCAAGCGGAGGAAATCGCTCGTGCACGACGAGACAGGTTGCGCTCAGACGGACGCCGCATTGCCGGCGCCGACCATAAGGGGAAACGAGAACGCGATGACACCGGGACGTGATCTACGTATCAGACAGTGCCTCGCGCCGTTGTCGGCGGCGACCGGGAGCGGTGCGGTCAGTCTGCCGTTCAGTTCCCTGCCGGACGTACTGCCGATCCTGCTCGCGATCATCTCGGCAACGTCGGTGTGCATCATGACGTTGCTGCGGTGGCTGCCGCCGCATCTGGACATGTTCGAGCGAGGCTACCTAGTGGGTTGGGCCGATGCGACGCAAGAGCACATCCCCTATCCGGGCAACAACGTGCGCTCGCTGCGGCCGGTGAAGTCGTGAAGGTCGGTGCACGGACCACGTCGTTCTACGCGATGCTCTTAGCGGGTCTGCTTGCAGGGGCCGCATGCACGGGTAGCCCGCCGCGCCAGGCGCAGACCGTCCCCGACACCCCAATTCCTTCGACCGGCACGTCCACCCTGACGCCAACGCCTTCTTCGCCGCCGCCGATCAGCGAGGCCCGTCTCCGAGCGTCGGCGCTCACGATCCGCGACATGCCGCCGGGCTTCCACATCTACAACACGCTCGCTCCGGACTCCGGAGGCACGAACTACCTCTGCAACAAACCGGGCCGCACGACGCCGACGCATCGGCTGTTCGAGTTCTTCGCCAAGACGAACTATGGCCCGTTCTTCGGCGAGACTCTCAGCAGCTTCCCGACATCGTCGAAGGCCAAGCTGGCGTACCAGCAACTCGTGGCGGCAGGCGACTCCTGCTCTAAGTTCACCTCCGGCGGGTCGACGAGCACCGTTTCGGCGATGTCGTTCCCGACACTCGGTCAGCGGACGTTCGCGGTTCACCTCTCGGACCGCGGCGCTGATGCCGTCGAGTCGGATCATGTCTATATCCTGCAAGGGCGCGTTCTTCTGCACATCGCGGTCGGGGGCACCGTCTCCGACCCGGACCTTCTCAACACTCTTAGCCGCAAGGCCGTAGCGAGGCTGAAGACGGAGGTCCCGCGATGAAGGTGGGACGCTAGATCCGTGCCTTACATGAGCCGGCTCCCGTCCGGGAAGTGGCGCGCGGTCTACCGGGGCCGCGACGGGCGCCGCCGGTCGATCACCCGCCCGACGAAGGCTGAGGCGCGTGACGAGGCGTTGGAGCGCGAGTCGGAGGTGCGCCGGGGCGTGTGGCGTGACCCGGACCTCGGCAAGATCGCGTTCTCGACCTGGCATGAGCGGTGGTTGAAGGGCCGGGTCGTCGAGGCGAACACGCGGCGTAAGAACGACAGCCACATCCGTAACCACATCGAGCCCCGGTGGGGCGACGTGCCACTGGACGGCGTCGAGAAGCTCGACGTCCAGGAGTGGATCGCCGACATGCAGCGCGCGAAGGTCGGCGCGGCGACGATCGGCGAGGCGGTCGCACACTTCGGCACCATCCTGCAAGCCGCGGCCGACCACGGGCTCATCCGGGGCAACCCGGCGCGGGGAGTCGACCTTCCGGAGAGGCCGCGGCAGCCGTTCCGCATCCTCACCGACGACGAGGTGGCGACGCTGCTCAAGGTGCTCACCGGGCAGGACGAGAGGATGGTCCGGCTCGCCTGGCGGCTTGGGCCGCGCTGGGGAGAAGTGACGGGCCTGCACGGGCACCGGGTCGTCGTCGACCGGCGCGAGCTTCACGTCGTGGAAGTCCTGACCCGCCACGACGGCGTCAAGGCGTACCCGAAGTCGAAGAAGTCCCGGCGCACGCTGCCCTTCACCGACACCGACGCCGAGGCGCTGAAAGTACAGCTGGACGGCCGTGACCCGAAAGGGCTTGTGTTCGCGGCGGACAACGGGCAGCCGCTCGACTACTCGAACTGGCGCCGGCGGGTGTGGGTGCCGGCGGTGCGAGAGGCGGGGCTCGCCGTGCCGCTGCCGACGTTCCATGACCTGCGGCACACCTGCGCGTCGAACCTGATCGCGGACGGCGTCGACGTCGCGTCGGTGCAGGCGTTCATGGGCCACGAGTCGCTGCTGACCACGCAGCGCTACGTTCACGCCGCGCCGTCCGCGCGAGCGCGGATTAGGGCCGTCATGGAGGCTCGTGACACACCTGCGACACATGGGACCAACGTGGAACGAGCCGAACCGACGTAGAACGAAGCCGAACATGTTGCACCGCAACGGTTCTTCGTGGTGGAGCTGCGGGGAGTCGAACCCCGGACCTCTTCGATGCGAACGAAGAACTGCAACGTCCTGACCAGGGAAGTTACCGAGGGTAACGTCAGTGACCTGCTGTTACATAGGTCGGGCTCGGTTCGGTTGTGTCCCCATGGTGGTCGGCGTGACACACGTTTTGACACACGAGCCCAGCCCAACACAACTGGACACAATCACCCAATCTCCTGACAGCCACCCTTGAGTATGTCTACCGTGTCCGGTATGTGGACTTCGCTGCTCGTGCCGTTGCTGCTGCTTCCCGGTCCCGTGACGCGGCCGGCCCCACAGCCGATCGTGCCACCGGGGCCATGCGCGTATCTCGCGCCGAGGGTGCACAACCGCGCGACGGTGCACCAGTGGGCGAACTACGAGCGGTGCGTGCTGCGGTTGGCGCTCACGGGGCAGGCTCCCTCGGACTCATAATCCGTTGGTCGCCGGTTCGAGTCCGGCCCGCCCCACCAGCGTTAGTGCAGGTCAGCGCCCGGAACGACGCGACGCAGGCTCGGGCACTACTTCCCCAACTACTGCCGTGTCGCTGTGCGGGCAGGGTGTGTGGTCGGGCGCAACGGGAGGCCCAACTTCGCCCACTTCACGATGCGGCTGCGGTATTGCTTTCGGACATCTCGCTCCGAGAAGCCGATCACGCCGATCGCGGGCTCCCAATTAGGAGCCGTACATGCCAGCCAACGAACGCCGCTCTGACCCATGCGCGAGACGACGGGGTTCTCAGTCATCGGCGCCACCGCTTCTCGCGAGCCTTCTCCTGGCGCTTCGAATCCTGGCCGCAGCAACAAGCACACTGTCCGTGCCACCCCAACCGGCCGAGCATCTTCCCTCGCTTCGGAACTTCGTTGTCGCACGCGGCCTCGTCGGCGTTGGGTTGCTGCTCGGTCGCCGCAGCGTCAGGTGGCATTGGTCCTCCCTTGGCAGAGAACGCCGTGCAGCTTCAACGCATGCAACGCGGCGGCGGGGTCAGGAAACGGCAGGTCCTTTGACGTCCATGGGCAGTGGCGGCACTTGCTCCGGTGATAGGTGCGGCCGTCTTTGACGAACGTCTCCGTGGTGGAACCAGCCTCCATGGGGCATCCTCTCCGAGCTGTCCGTGCGTGTTGACGCTTGCCTAGTATACGCACGTCTAGTAGGCTCACGTCTATGCTCGGCGTCGTGCATCACCTCGTCGGCGCGCAGGAGATTGGCCGGATGCTCGGCGTGAACCGGCAGCGCGTCCACCAGCTCGCAGCGCACCCCGACTTCCCGGCTCCCATCGTGACCCTCGGAGTGGGCAGAGTGTGGCAGCGGAAGGACATCGAGGCGTGGGCGAAAGCGAAAGGACGCACGTTGTCTACCGGGTTGGCCAGCGATGACTGCTGACCACTCCGTGTACCGCTGCTTCGACGCAAGCGGACGGCTGCTCTACGTCGGATGCTCGGGCAACGTCACTCGACGGCTCGGGAGCCACCACTCCAAGCCATGGTGGCCGCTCGTCGCACAGGTGACGGTCAGCGACCCGATGGTCAAGGACATCCTCAGCGCACTTACCGCCGCCTTGCGGCGTGCCGAGGTAAGACACGTCGGGGGAATCGCGGAGGCCGATACGCCTGCCGCTGCCGACGAGTTGCTAACCGCGATCTGGCCCCTGATCGAGCGCCGAAAAGGGCCGCGGGCGCGACGGAGGAAGTGGGCGACCATGATGCAGATGATGCGGCCCGCCGACGCGAGCGATGTGACGCCGAACGGCGCAGGACCTAACATTGACCCCGGCGATGTAACGACAGGCGTAACTTCCACCCGCCGCCAGAACTACTCGGATGCTGTCGCCATTCAGGCCGAGGGCTTGCGCGTCGGCATCGTGACCTGCTTGCGGTGCGGCTCGGCGGTCCTGCTGTCCGACGTGACCGACTCGCTCAGCCTTCACGACGAGTGGCATGTGACGCTCGGCCGCGACCTGTTGGCGGGCCTGCTGTGACCGACGAGGCACTTAGCGCCCTGGCCGAGGCGGTCGCGCCGCTGATGGACCGCGACTACTGCTCGCCGTACATGTCGGCGTGGGAACTAGACCCGCATGGCGGTCCCGAGCACCGTGACGGCGAGGTCATCTACGTGCAGGTGCGGGCCGCGTGGGAGCGAGCGAAAGGGGTGGTCGATGCCTGACCCGGATGCCACGGCGGAGATGCCGCCGTGCTGCGACCAGCGGGACAGCCGCCACGTCACAGCCGTCATCGACCCTGACCTCGGCCTGGAGCACGGCGAGCGGGACGCGCTCAACGGTGACCCGCTGCCCCATGACGTCCCCGGGACCGGCGGCAGGATCGGCTTCTACACGGCGTCGCCGGACGCCTACTGCCTGTGCGGGCATCCGGGCTACTCGACTTGCATGGCGTATCTCAGCGGTGGCGGCATCGGAGGGGCGATTCTCTACGACCGGAAGGAAGTCTGATGCCGTCCTACATCGTGAAGGTGGCTCCTGACCGCGACGAGTACGTGTGGTGGTCTGACATCGTCGAAGCGCCGAAAGCGGTCGGCACTCGCGAGGAAGTCGCGGCGGTCATCCGCGAATGGGGGAAGCCGGGCGACGCCGACCCGGCGCGGTTCGACCGGGCCGACCGCACGGGCTGTAGCGCGCTCTGGCCGAGTCTGACTGAGCCGATCTACGCCTTCACCAGCAACGGTCCGATAGCTGAGCAGCGCGGCTTTGTCCCACGCGACAAGATCGGCGAGTACGCCCGTCTCCGCTGCGCCGACGACCCTGCGGCGTTCGACCTGTTGGAGCCGTTCGATGACGCCTGATGCCGCCGCATCCTTTGCCGACGAGTTCGACCCGTGGTTCGCCGAGCAGATGCGTAAGCCCGCGTTCCGCCGCGCTTACCGGCGCTACGAGCGGGCCATCGCGAACGGCCACCATGAGGCGGTCGCGGTGAAGTCCGCGCTCACAGGGAGACGCCATGGCTGGTAGCGCACCCGCGCTGGACCCTCACGGTCCAGCCGTCGTGGTCGTTGAGTCGTGGCAGGAGGGCGGCGCGGACGTGCGCGTTGTCGCCTACCGTCGCGCGCTCGTGCTCGACGCGATGGAGCGTCCCTGTGCTGACTGCGAGACCGGCGAGCCTCATGCCTGCCCGCTGTGGCGCGAGCGCGTTGAAGTGACGTATGGCTCAGGGAGACGACATGGCTGGTAGCGGGGACGTGGCAGCGCGACCGAATGTCGAGTACGGCGACCGTCAGGTAGCGGAGAGCAACGAGATTCTGCGAAGCGTCGTCGGCTCGGGCGTGCACGGCATCGCCATCGAAGGCACCGACGACCACGACGAGATGGGCGTGTTCATCGAACCACCCGACTATGTCATCGGCGTTCGCAAGTCCTTCGATCAGTACGTCTCCCGCACCCAACCGGAAGGCGTCCGCTCCGGTCCCGGCGACATCGACCTGACGGTCTACAGCCTCCGCAAGTACATGCGCCTCGCGCTCGCCGGCAATCCGACAATCCTGTTGCCGTTGTACGCGCCGTCCACCGCCCTGTCGGTCTTCACCGTGCGCGGTTGGCAGCTACGCAAGCTTGCCCCGCAGATCGTCTCCCGCCAGGTTGGGCGCCGCTTCTTGGGCTACCTCGACCAACAGCACGAGCGGATGCTCGGCGGTGGGAAGCAGAACCGCGTCCCGAAACGACCCGAACTGGTCGAGCGGTTCGGCTTCGACGTGAAGTACGCGAGCCACGCGCTACGGCTGAGCCTGCAAGGCATCGAACTGATGGAGACCGGCCGCCTCTCACTGCCGATGCGCGAGAACGAGCGGGTGCTCTGCGTGCAGGTCAAGAGCGGCCAGGTCGCTGCGGAGGACGTCCACGACCTGATTCGCCGCAACCGCGAGCGACTAGCCGTGCTGGTCGACCGCGACGACTCTCCGCTCCCCCCCGCTCCGAACCTCGACGCGGTCAACGACTGGATGATCTACGCCTACGAATCCCACTGGAAGAAATACGAATGACCGCCCCACTCGCGTCGGGAAGCACGCGAATGAGGCGGACGTAGAGAGGATGGATGACGTGGCTACGGAGATGTGGAACGGCGACATGTCGCTCGGACGACTGACCGTGACGTACACGGCGCTGGCCGGGCTGACGCCACCGAGGAAGGGCGCGATCATCCGGTTCGACGGCACAGATCGAGACTTCCGCGTAGTCGACGTCAAGGACGAGGGCGACGGAGCTTTCACCATCGACATCGAGCCCGCCGGTCTAGCTGACGTCCGGTTCGTAGCTGCCATCGTCGAGCCGTAGCCAACGGTTGAGCCGGTCGGAGCTGATGACCGCGGCGAGCGTCGTGGCGACCGGCCACAGGTAGTCCAGCGGCGCGGAGAACAGCCGGCGAACGCGCGTTCATCGGCCGTGGGCGTGCGACCACCAGGCGTGCCAATGCCAGCGGCCGCACCGCAGCGGCCATGCCAACCGACCGGGGTGCCGGTGCAGCGTGAGTAGGTGTCGATGCTCACGCACCGCGAACCCTCGCCATGATCGCCGCAGTGCTGGCCATGGCAGTGGGCGGAACTTCGATCACCCATGCGGCTTGCAGGTAGGCGTCCTCGAACGACGGCGTCACCGAGCCTTCCTCGCCCCAGGTGACGTTGCGGTTCCTTGTCGTCGTGTAGCCGACTTCGACGGTCGCGTGATAGCCCCACGACCCGGCGGCGCGTTGGCCGCGCGGCATCGTCCACATGTCGCCTTCGACTTCCGCGCCGACCGGCAGCGCCCATTCGCAGAGGACTGCCTTGTGCCCGGCGATCGCGGCCTTGACGGCACTGCGTGTGGCCGGGACAGCGGCGTAGGACTTGATGAGGCTCTCACGTCGCGCCCAGTCGAACAGCGGACGTCCGGCGGTGCCCCGGTCGGTCGGATTGTTGCCGTGCGCGTCGGTGCGGGTCGGGTCGTAGCCGGTGACCTGCTCGTAGATCGCGAGCGCGTCGGCGTCGACCGGGGTGTAGCCGGTGAGGACTTGCAGCGCGTGCAGGAACGCGGCGGGGTAGCAGTCGCCGAGCCGGTCGTTCAGCAGCATCCGCCAGGTGATGCCAGCGCCGTAGTCGACGCTGGCCGGGATGGCACGCGGCAGCCTCGCCTTGTAGTCGCGGTCATCGCGTGGCGACGGGAGCGCGCCGCCCTTGCGGCCCTTCGGCTTCGGCAGCAGAGCGAGATGACTGGGCGACGACGTCGGCTCGGCCTTCGACGCGGGAGCGAGCGACGCCGGGGACACCGAACCCTTCACCAGCGGCGCGAGAACGCCCTTCAACGTCGCCGCCGCAGCGGTCAGCCCGGCGACGAGCAGGACATGCCCCGTCGTCGCGTTGACGCCCTTCGCGAGCGCGCCAGCGGTCACCGCCGCGACGACCGCCTCGACGAACGACGACCCGACCCGCTCGCCGACGTCAACGAGCCAAGATCGCATCTTCGGCGGCAGGGTCACCGGGTCACCGGCCTTGCCCAAGTCGCGTGCCACGTCAGAGGGCCGACGATCTGGTCGACCGCGCCGACGCGCCATCCATGCGCGTCGCTGTCGGCTTGGAACTGCCCGGCGACCGACGCGCTCTTCAGCCCGTAGACGCCGTCCGCTGCGCCGATGGCGCGCCAGCCGCGGGCGAGCATCTTCCGCTGCCACGCAGTCACGTCCGCGCCGCTGAGTAGATGCGGGGAGGTGAGGAACAACGCGCGCCGGTACGGCGGCTCCCCGGTGACGGGTTTCGGCGCGACGATCGGCGCGGGACGGGGCGGCGGAGGCTTCTGCGCGCGACCGTAGCTCGGCCGGACGAAACCGAGCACGACCGAGTAGTCGCGGGTGTGCTGCGCAACCTCGTCGTAGCCGTCAGGACCGGCCGCGTTGCCTTCACAGGTGAACAGGCCGCGACGCACGACCATCCCGATGTGGTCGCCGTCCGGGTCGGAGCCAGGACCGCCCCACCGGAAGATGACGAGATCGCCCGGCAGCTCCTTGCCTTTGTCGATCCACTTCGCGGTGCCGCGGAACGCGCGGGTGATGTAGGGCACGTAGGCGCAGCCGTTTACCCAGCCGCCGAACCGTTTCGGGTCGCACAGGTCGTAGATCCCGACGTCGAACAAGACACGGGACACGGTTTCGCAGCACCACGGGCTGTCGCCGGTGCGCGCGCCACCGGCGGTGTGTAGGAAGTCGGTGATGCCAGGCACATGGTTCGACCCGTGCGGGTGCTCGGTCGTTCCGTTGAGGCCGGCGAACCGGTCGAGCGCGATAGCGGCGGTAGCGGTCACGCGATGAGTCCAATCTGTGAGGTCAGCGGGTCGTGCACACGAACAGGACGCATGTCCGCGCCGGTGTCGTGGTGGCGACCGCGGGGCGGGGACGGTTCCTGGGACGAGGTAGTGCTACGGGAGCCTTGGCGCCGGCAGCTTCCGGGCCATGCAGGCGGCGAACGCCGCGTCGGTGTGCGCGGCCGCGCACGCGTGGGCGGCAGCCAGGTCGGTGCGGACACGCTCGTCGATCAGCGCGACGATCGCCGCAACCGCGGACGCGGTCTGCGCCTGCCCACGCTCGTAACATTTGCCGCCCGGGGTCGTGCAACCGGCGATCAACTGCCCGGTCCGCCGGTTCTCACTCGATACCCGCAACTGCAACACCGCGATCACGACGATGCCGACCAGGACGACGACCGCGACACCGACGACCGCCTTGAGCACGCGAGAGAACCGGTACGCCTCACGCAGATGTTCCGCAGCGGTGGACAGTTCACCGGCGCGGGCAGCGAGCCCCGCCAGCAACGCGTCGGAAGGCAACGGTCGAGGCTCAGACTGGTCCATGCTCATGAGCACCCTTCATGCCTTGGCGGGCGGCTTGATCGCGCAGAATCCCGACCGTCTCGCGGAGTTGGTTTGCCAGTTCGACCGTTTCGTCGGCGATCAGATCGAGTCGCGCTAACGCCGCCGAATCCGACTGTGGCGTTGGCGGTCGGTCATGTCGTCGGTGGAAGATGCTCATCATCGGCCTCGTTCTTTCGCCAGGTCACGCAGGTATTCGTTTGCGGCGGCGAGGGCCTGACCGGCGCTGCGAACTACATCTTCTAAGCGGGTGGTTATCCGTTCGTTGACGACGTCTAGTTTCGCTTCGGCTTTGTCGGCGCGTTCCCGTTCCCGCTTGTATGCCGCCCAACTGACCCGGCTAAGTACGACAGCCAGCACGACACACAACGCGCCGACGACGCCGTACTGGAGGAATACTGCGGTCGGGTCCGTCGACGCGGCAGCGGCGAGCATGGTCATCCGACTGCGACCCATGCGACCGTGACGGTTGTCGTGGTGGTGGTGCCGTCACCCGTGTAGCAGTACAGGTCGAAGCCGGTTGTGGTGACGTTCAGGCTTTTCGGGACGAGCCGGCCGCTGCCGGCGGGCAGGGACGCTTGGGTGAGGATCACTTCCGGCGCGACGGTGAACGTCTGGTTGAACACGACGGAGGTGAATCCGTTGGCGGCGGCGGTCAGCGTGACGGGCGCGGAGCCCCGGTCGATGTTCGGTGCGGGCAGGTAGGCGACGGCGGTCGACGAGCCGCCGGTTGACGTGGAGCCGACGAGCGCGGCGAGTCCTTGCGGGGAGTAGTCGAGCGGGGTGAGGGTCAACTGGTCGGCGTCGACGTCGTAGTCGGTTTGGCCTCCGACGATCTGCACCGGTCCGAGCGCCAGTTCGCCGGCGGCGGTGTCGGGGTCGGTGAGCATCACTTGGGTCAGCGTGCCGGATTGGACGGTCGCGAGGTCGACGGGTGTGCCGCCGGGGGTGAGGAGTTGCCCGTGGGCGACGAGGAAGGCTCCGGCGAACTTGAGTCGGGGTGCGTTCAAGGTGAGGTAGTTGTCGCCGCGGGTTTGGGCTTGCGCGGTCGTCAACGGTCCTTCGCCGGTGAGGTCGAGGGTCTGTTCGAACCGGCCGTATTTCGCGCGGGCGGTCGTGTTGGCGCGTTGCAGCGCCGCGAGCCGGTAGGTGGCGGCGTTCAGATAGGTCACGGTGACGTCGGTCACGAACCCGTCGACTGTTCGGCCGCCTGCGTTGTCCTGCGCTTTCAGCAGGTAGGCGAGGGCGGTGGGGAGCGCGGCGGCGGTGATCTTCTTCGCGCGGGAGATGTTCCACCACTGGTTGAGCCCGGACGTGACCTGCGTGAGCGCCGCGGCGAGGGTGAGCGACCCGGAGGGTTGCGTCCCGGCGGGCAGCGACGGCAACGCGCCGCGGGACGCGACGAGACCCCGGCTGATCGCCTCGTCGACGATCTCGTTGCAGTTCAGCGCGTTGCCTGCGGCGGTCGTGTCGATCGCCGACCACCGGTCGAGCAGCGCCGCGGTTCCGGTGGCGGTGAACTGCCAGACGGTGCCGCGCTGCGGCGTGTCCAGCACGCCTTGCCAGGCTTGCGCGAGGCTGATCGGGACGCCGATAATCCGGCCGGGTTGCAACGCCCGATGGTCGAGCCGAGGGTCCAAAGCGGCCTGCCAGGAGGCGCCTTGGTCGCCGTTGACGGTCGTCGACAGCCGCAGTCCGCGGATGGGGCCGAGCGAGTCGAGGTAGACGCGGTCGCCGCCGCCGGGCGCCTCCGAGTAAGCGGGCAGCCGCGACATGGGCTATGCGGCTCGTTCGTGCAGCCACAGCGGGTAGTAGGTGGTCGTCAATGTCGGTGCGGCGGTGTCGGACCAGATGAGCATTCGGTTGTTCCCCGGTTCGAACTGGAAGGGTCCGCCGAGCGGCAGCGACGTGTCGTCGATGCAGTAGGCGTCGGTGCGGTTCCCGGCCGCGGACACGTACACGGCGCCGAGTTCGAGCAGCCCGGTCGGTGCGTCGAGGTAGACGGCTGCAACGGCGGCGGGCGGGTCGGCGATGACGGTCTGCCCGCGAGTGTCGAGGAGCATGAAGTCGGAGTAGAAGTCGGCACCTACGGTGTGGTTGACGTCGACCGTGTAGGTGGTGGTCGTGTTGTCGCCGGGGACGCGGCGCAACGGCAGGGTGATCTCGCCGAGCTTGACGAGCCGGTCGCCTTGCGGCGACGTGTACGTGCCGGTGAGCGCTTGGCTGGCGACCGAGACGCCGTTCGACAGTTGCGTGACCGTGACGGTGACGGTGTTGGCCCCGGCGGCTCCGACCGTGGAGATGCCGAGGACCGCCGAGTAGGTGCCGCCGAACCGGCTGTTGACCGCCGCGACCGTCGACGCGGCCGGATGTGACGGTGACGCGGCGACGGTGATGCCGGTGAGGATTTGCAGGTTGCCGTCTTGGTCGGACGGCGGCCGGTGCGCGAGCAGACTGTTGATCGTGCCGGTCGCCGCAAGGCTGACCGGTGTACGCGCGGAGCCGACGACGTTCGGGACGAGCAGCAACGTCCCGCGGGTCGTCGATGCGAGAGTCGATGACGATCCGATGCCGCGGAGATCGTCGATCGTCCAGGTCGCGGTCGCGGGTGGGCTGAAGTTGTACTGGTTGTAGGTCATGGCGAGGCTGTACGACGTGACCGCAGACAGGGTGACACCGGTGCCTGCGGTAACCGTGCCGCCGGTAAGCGGGATTGCGACTAACTGGAACCCGGTGTTGTACGGCGCGCTCCACCCCATCGTGACAGTCGGGTAGGTAGTTGATCCGGACGCTGAGGTGAGGGTCAACGTCAACGTCAGGTGCGCGCCGTTCGCGGCTTGAGCTTGCACGGTCGCGTTAGAGAACGCGCTGAGGTCTTTCGCCGCGAACGAGCGGCTAACCGGGGTCGCGGGCGTGTAGTTGTACGTGCTGCCGAGCCGGTTGCCGGTGACGTTCGCCGCCCCGGTTCCTTCGATCTTCTGCGTCGTGTTCAGCGTGCCGCCGGTCGGCGCGGTGTCGTAGGAGTCGATCTGCACCGATGTTGCTGTCACGATCGACTTGACGTCGGGGGACCGGCCGAACGGTGTCGCGAGGAACGTGACGGTCACGTAGCCGACGAGTTGGTTGTCCCGCAGGATCGAATGCTGCGGGACGACAGTCGCGCGTTGACAGTCGTAGATGACCGGCAGGCCGCCGTTGGGCGTCCACGTCAGCGGGAACGTGGTGCCGCGGCGCACGTTGAGCGCGAGGGCGAGCGCGTTCACCTGCACCGACAAGTCGGACCGGGACGCCGGCCGGACGAGCAGCGTGAACGTGACGGTGCGGCTGTGCGTGACGTCGGACGTCTGCACGTCGCCGTCGAGCAGCAGCGAGGAAATGTAGGCGGTGTCGGGCTGCGCCACGCCGAGGTCGAACGTGTCCTTGACCAACGAAAACGCGGTGACGCCGCCGAGCAGTTCGTAGCCGGCGAGGTTGAGGCTGTCACCGGCCATGGGTCTTCGCTCCCCGGACGGTGGTGTCGAACGCGGCGGCGAGTGCCTGCGGGTTCTTCTTCGCGAGTTGCACCAGTTCGTTGAGGAGCCGGATCATCTGGTCGTCTTTCGCAAGCGTCGCCGCGAACTGCGCGGCGGCGTCCTGACCGGCGGCGCGGTTCGCGTAGGTGCCGACCGCCGCGAAGTTGCGGTTCAGGGTGTTGATCGACCCGGAATGGCCGGACAGGATCGACTGGGCGAGCGCGGCGCCTTGCACGGGCCCGGCTTGCGCGATCACGTCGAGCAGCCCGGGTGACAGATGCTTGCCGCGCAGCTTCTTCACGTCGATGCCTAGCGTTCGCAGCGACCCCGCGTAGTTGCCGATGTAGGCGGACAGGTTCCCGACGTTGCCCGCCGGGCCGATCGCACCTGTCAAGTTCAGGCCGGACACGTACTGTCCGGCGAGGTTCGACGTGAACTGCGACCGGGCGGACCGGTCTGCGGCGCGTTGCTGCTGCGCCGAGGCGAGCCGGGATGCGAGCCCGGCACGGACGGCTTTGATACCTGCCGCCGCGCCTTTCGCGAACGCCGCTTGGATGCCGGGGATCGAGTCGAGGAACCCGAGGCCGAGCCCTTGCCCGGACCACAGGCCGTACTGGCGCATCAGCTTCGACGGCGACCCGAGTTGGAACTTCGTCGACACAACTTTGATCGACCCGTCCGCCATCGTCGTGACCGCGCGCAGCACATGCGTTTTGAACCCGCGGTCGATGCCTTGCGACATGCCGACGCTGATCGCCGTGCCGATCCTGCGACCGCCAGCCGCTGCGGTGGCTTCCGCGAGCCCGACGTAATGCGGCGCGAGGCCGAGCGTCCGCCACTGCTGCTGGATCTTCTCCGTGTGCGTCGCTGTCGCCCGGGCCGCTGCCGCCTCTGCCGGAGCCAGCCCAAGAATCGCGTTGCGGGCAGGACGCGCCGCAGCGGCAGCATCCTTCAACGCCTGCGCGAGAAGTTGCACTTCCCGCACGCCGGGCTTCTTGTCCGGCAGCAGGTCACCGCTGCGGGTGTGGACGAGGAAGTTCGGGTTGGACAGCACCTTGCCCGACGTTTGAGGTTGAGTCCCGTACAGGACTGCCCGTGCTGCATCCCCGACTACGAGCCCGCCGCCTGGCGCGTAAACGCTGCCATTTTTCACCGTGAACCGCTTGAGCAAGCTCCGGATGACCGGGTCGACCTGCTGTGCGCCTTTGTTCGTGTCGCTGCCCGCGAACATCGACGCGAGCACGACCGGGTCGGCGAGCGCCGCCACGTCCAGGCCAGCCGCTGCGCCGCGCAGCACAGCCCTGCCGAGACCACCAGCTTTGAGTAACCCGCGAGAAGCCCATGCGCTAGGCCCGTACTGCGCGACCTTGCTACCCGCGTTCTTGATGTCGTCGAGGACCTTCTTCGCCGTCTTTCCACCTGGCAGGTGAGCGCCGGGAGCTTGGTCAACAACGGCGACGAACAGCGGGTTCAGGGGCGACCCGCCCGGGCCACCGCGACCGCCGAGAACACCGCCAATCCCACCGCCGCCGCCGCCGCGACCGCCGAGGCCGGTGACTCTGCCGATGACTCTGCCGATGACTGACGCCCCCCCGGCTGCGCCTTTCGCGAGCGCAACCGCCTTCAAACCACCGGCAACACCTAGCAGGCCGACACCGAGCGCGGTAAGGACTTCGGGATTCTGCTTGCCGAGGTCACCGATGAAGTTCAACGCCGGTGTCAGCGCGGCGAGTTCGACGCGGGCGATCGGGCCGAGCCCGACAGCGACGCCTTCGAGGCCGTGCGCGAGCCCGGCGAGTGCCTTCGCCGCCGGTGGCCCTTCTTTCTCCACCCAGGAGACGAACTTCGACGGGCCGCCGCCCTCGCTCCACTTCTCGAACCGACCCGACACGCGGACGAGCCAATGCTCAAAATCCGCACCGAGCGGCGCGAACCCGACCATCAGGTGCCCGAGCCCCGCGACCGTGTTCTGCAACGCGGTGCCACCGGAGGAGATGGCACGTTGCGTCTCACCGGGCAGGAAGTTCTGCGAGACGTACTGGGAGAACGGTGACTGCAACTTGCGGTTCGTCGACCGCTCCAACCCGATCACCGACGTGCCCGCCGCCCGCGACGACGGCAACAGCAGCCCGAGGCCGGTGTTCGCGACCTTCGCGCCGCCGGCGAGCGCGCCGAACGTCTGCGGCTCCAACCGCTTCTGAAACGACTTCCACGCCGCGTCGAGCCCTTGCACGTTGCGCACGGCTTGCCGTTGCGCCGGGTCGAGGCTCTTCCACAGCAGTTGCTCTTTCGCGAGCGCGGCCGCGCGCTGCTTGTTCGTCGTCGCCGCGTTGTACTGCGCGACCAACTTGTTCAACTTCGTCACGTCGGTTTGGACGGTCGTGTACGACGACTTCGCGGCAAGGCCGAACCCGCCGAGGCCGATCAACCCGGCGACGGCCGGGGTGAGCAGTGACGCGCCTGCACCCACCGCGAGCCCTGCCGCAGGCGCGACCAGCGGCAGGGCCGCGCCGACACCGAGACCCATCCAGCCGGGGTTCGGCCCCTTCGACTTCGCGAACCGGGACAGCCAGCCGCCACCCGAACCGCCCGCACTACCGCCGCCCCCGCCGCTCCCGGCGTCGCCGGCCGCTTTGAGCCGCAGGGCGAGCGCGTCGAGTTGCAGGTTCGCCCGCTCGACACCGTCGACGGTGACTTTCGGGCGGGACGTGATGAGCCCGATCCGCCGCAGTTGAATGTCGAGCGCGGCCAGCCGGCGCCGCGCCGAGTCCGTGTCGACGTCAGCTCTCGCCGTCGCGACTTCCTTGCCGAGCCGGTCGAGCCGGTCGGACGTGTCGATCAGCTTCCGCAACGCCTGCCCGTGCTCGACCGCGACCGTCGCGGTCGCTTTCGCCCCCGCGACGCGACGCAACTGCGCGTCGATGCTGAGGATCTTGTCGCGGGCGCGCCGGTCGTCCAGGTCGACGACGGGCGAAATCTTCTGCCGCTGGAATTCGCGGCCGTCGCGTTTCGCCTGCTCCAACCCGCGGTGGAACGGTCGCAGGTCGACGTCGAGGGTGGAGGCGATGCTGCCCGCGTCATAGGACACGATCCACCCCCTTGTCGGCTAGTCGATGAGGCCCGCGCGCCGCGCGAAGTCGGTGGCTTCGTCGGAGTCGGCGAGCATCGGCGGGTCGATGCCGTCGAGTTCGCGGGCCAGTTCCTCGCGGAGTGCCCGCTGCTCGTACCACGGCAGCCCTTGCCATTCCGCCCAGCCGATGCGGAGGTGCCGACGTAGCCGGTACGCCTCCTGCGGGTCGATCAGGAGGCGGTACCGGGCGTCGGCTACGTGGGGTCCGTGACCTGCCCGATGACCCATCCGAAGAACGCCTGCCGATGCCGATGCGGCAACCCGGCTAACTGCTCGGCTGTCGGCTGGTCGCTGCACAGCGCCGCGTGGGCGGCGAGCAGCTTCGGGTCCGCGAACAACTTCTGGTCGCGGGACATCTGACCCATGAACTGCACGACGTTCTGATCGGTGTCGTCTTCCGGCCGGTCGAGGATGACCCGCAAGTCGTCGAAGAACGCGCCGACCTGATCGGTCGTCGGCTCCGGGACCGTCCCGTTGGCGTCGACGAACGGCCGGAAATTCCAGTCGAGCTTGACCACCGCGTCGGCGGCGCTGAACGCGGCGCCCATCAGCCGGTCATCTCGGTAATGGTCGGCTGCACCAGCGATGAAATCGTGATCGCGTAGGCCCGTTTCGCCGCCGACCGGCGGTACGGCGTCTGCGCGCTCGCGTACACGACGGCGCGGGAGAAGTAGACGCGGCGCGCCTTCCCGAACAGGTTCAACGCCTCGAACCCGAACGCGACGACAGTGACGATGTCGGCGGTGACCAGCACCTTGTTCGGCGGGGACGCGCCGGCGTTGACGGTAAGCGTGCCGCCGGAGCCGAACGCGAGCTTCATGTTCTCCACGGTGTCTTCGGCGAGGGTCATGGTGACGGACGGGTCGGACGTGTTGACGGTGATCGCAGCGGGCATCGACTGCTCTTCGATCATGTGCTGCTGCACGTTCTGCGCGAAGTTGAACGTGAGCGGGCCGCTGTCGTCCTGCCCGCCGGTGTACACCCAGTTCCCGCCCCACGCTGTGCCGAGCGCGACACTGTTGGCGGGCATCGCCTCGTTCAACGGCGCGCTGTATGCGGTGGCGTTCGCGACGACGATGTTGGTCAGGTTCGGGGCAGGCATGTCAACGCACCTCTCGGATCGTCACGTCCGCTGCTTTGGCGGCGGCTTTGATGTCGTCGACCCGCCCGGCGGGAACCTTCGTGCCGGTCGTGGTGATGACGAGCTTGTGGTCGGTGTCGTCGCTGCCGAACGGGGTGAACTCGTCGTGCGGGTAGCCGACCGCGAGCACGACATCAGCCGATGCCGAAGCAGGGATAGGCGCGCTGTCGTCGGTGGTGTCAGGGGTTGTGTCGTCCGGCTCGGTCCGGTTGCGTGGCGGCATGACGGGGCTCTCCTTCGAGGCAGGTGAAAACCCCCGGCCAGCAGGCGCGGGAGTCGAGGGGTTGACGAGGCGGCGGGTCAGCCGGCGAGCGGTGACGCGGCGGTGAACGCGTAGGACGCGACGAAATCGACCTGCCGGCCGATTGTTGCGAGGAACGACGGCGGTCCGCCGATCCGGGCGATGACGGTGACCCGGCGCCCGCCGATCGTCGTCGGGTGCGGGGCGCGTAGGACTGCCGCGTCGACGGTCTGCGCGAACGTCTCGGCGTTGCGGTAAGCCGCGTCCCGGTTGCCTTGCTCGCCGCGGCAGCGGAACTGGAAGGTCTGCGTGTCGAGCACGCCTTCTTCGAGGCTGAGCCCTGGGCCACCGGTCGGTGCGATGAACAGCGCCCGGCCGACGTGGGAGTTGTCGTCCATCTCGGCTTGCGATGCGACGAGCACGGCGGCGTCCAACCCGGCGCCGGGTGGACTGGCGGAAGTTGCGGCGTGCGCCCACGCGTCGAGGTCAGCGACGGGGATCATGACGGGCCGTGCCTGTTGGCGACGTGCTGCGGGTGGTCGTCCGGATACCGGTCGTGCCCGCCGCGGCGCAGCCGGTCCTTCTCCCGCAACTCCGCGTCGGACAGGCGCGGCACCAACGGCGGCCGGTCGAACGTCGTCTCGCCGTCCTTGACGACTTTCGGGTGCGCGGAGTTCCGCAGGTCCCCGAACTCGCGCGGCGCCTCCTCGTGGACGTCCCGTGCGACCTGCTCCACCACTTCACGCATCCCGTCCGCGACGCCCCCCGGTTCGAGGACGTGCTTCGCGAGCCGGCGCATGTGTTCGTCCGCACGATCGACCATCGGCATCTTCAAGAACTGCGCGTGACCGCCACGCGGATGCTTCAAATCTAACCGTTCGTGCTGAAATTTGCTGTACCGCTGGTCGACTTCGACGCTGCCGCTGACCTGCTCGTCGCCGACGTCGTGTGCCAGCTCGTCGATGCGGTCGAAGAAGTCGCCGGCCATCGGTCTACGGCCAGACCTGCGGCCACGCCGGGGTCGGCTGGCGGGCGAGGTCGAAGTCGGCGAGGGACCACAGGTCCCCGTCGACCGGGTTGACCACCGCGACCTGCGACGCAGCCGCGACGGTAGTCCCGGCGGCTTGCGGCGGCGGCGCGGGCAGGACGGTCTGCCCGGACGCGATCTGGCCGAGAAGGGTCTGCGCCCGCTGATACCGCAGCAGGACAGGGTCACCCGGCTGGATCGGCTCGCCACGCCGGTAGACGAGGGTCGCGAGGTAGGCGGCGATCGACCGGGTGATCGTGATGACGAGCAGCGGCGGGTGGGTGAACGGCGTCGAGTAGCGGCCTTCGAGCCGCGCGTCGACTTCGGCTTGCGCCTCGTTGATCGTGTCGTACAGGTCGTTGTCGGACAGGGCAGCGGCGGTACCGGGCGCGTTTTCGCTGCCCGCGAGCGCGATCCGCACGTCGGCCGGACTCGTGTAGAGGGTGTTCGGGGCGGTGACGTCGAACGACCCGTCCTGCGCCTGGTCAGGGATGACGCCGGCCGCTTCCCAATGCTCGTCGTAGTGGCCCGCGTCGTCGGCGTCGGCCGGTGTGAACGTGTAGTGGAAGACGCCGGTCGAGTCGCGGGTGATCGCACCGGCCGGCCAGACGGCGGTGGTCGGGGTGCCGTCCGGGTTGAGCAGGTCGAGCGTGACCGATGTCGGGTCGGCGGGCGTCGTGTTGGCCGGCGGGTCGCTGTACGTGCGGAAGACGAGCGTGACCGCCTGACCGAGCGGGACAGCCATCATCGCCTCCCGGTCATGTGGCGACGTTCATGTAGGGAACGTTGGCGGCGGCGGTGATGGCGGCGGCGGTGAACGGGAACGCCGGCGGGGTCGTCTGCCCGGTGGAGGAGCCGCCAGCGAGCGCGGGAGCGGCGATCATCGGCCCGTTTCCGGCGGGTGCAGCTAGCCCGTACAGGCTGGGGACGGTTGACGCGACGACGAGCCAGCCGACGTAATACATCCCTTCGGCGGGAACGGTGTAGGTGGTGGAGGAGCCGCTGGCGATGGTGGCGATCGCGTAGGACAACAGCGTATTCGCGGGGATCGCGGCGCTGCCGGCGTCTGCGGTGACCGCGAGCATGACGCGGGTGGCGTCGAACAGCGCCAACCAACTGTGCGTGGGCGTGACGGCGGCGGTAGCGCCGGTATATAGCCCTAGGTGACCGATAGGGCCGGCCGGTAACCAGATCGACACCATTTCCAAGGTGCCGGACGCCAGCCCGGCACCTGTATTGTTGCTGCAATTACCGCGCCACGCCGACTCAGCGATAACGCCGGTCGGCATGAGCTTGGTCCAGGTACTCGACCCTTGCGCTCCCTGCGCGCCTACTGCACCCTGCGGCCCGGCGGCACCCTGGTAGCCCTGCGCGCCTTGCGGGCCGAGATATCCGAACTGCGCGACCCCCGACGACGCCGGCGCGGGTGCGATCGTCGCGAACGCGACGGTCCGGTCACCGGACGGCGGGTTGTACGGCACCCCCACCGAGTAGGTGCGGCCACCCGCCCAGTTCTCGACGACGAGATACGTCCAGCCGGTCGGATTGATGTCCGGGTCGTCCGTCGCGGGCAGGTCTATCGTCCAGTTGCCGTTGACGTCAGTGTTCGCCGTGAACGTGCGTGACGGGAAGAAGAATGCGTTGCCCGCCGTGTCACGCAGCACCGTCGACGGGGTGAATGTGACCGACCCCGGATAGACCGGGGTTGGGGTGCCGGACGGGTCAAGGATGAGCGCCCGGCCGTAGACGGTCGTGTAGTTGAGGTCGACTACGGTCGGCGGTGGCGGCATTACTCACCTCCGCATCGACGTCGGTTCGGTGGACGTGCGGTGATGTCGGGCGGGAACCCGCTCGCGGTCAGACTCCCGCCCGACACGATCAAGACGGCGTTTTCGCGTCGTCGGCCTGCGCCTTCACGGGCGACGACTTCGCCGCCGCGTCCGCGTCTTTGCTGGCGTCGGCCGCACGCGTTTTCGCGTCGTCGGCCTGCGCCTTCAACGCGTCCGCCGCCGCTTGCAACCGGTCTGCTTCGGCCTGTGCGAGCGACCCGGGCGCGGCGAACGACGGACGGTCGCCGGTCGTGAGCCGTTCCGCCTGGTCGGCGGTCAACGTGACGATGTCGCCCTTCGTGTAGGTCGCGATGATGTCTCGATCACGGCCCTTCTCGTCCTTGTCGTATTCGTCATAACGGTCGACCAGCTGCTCGTACCGGCCGGCCTTCGGTGCGTCGGTGCGTGCCATGAACGCTCTCCTGTCGGTGTTTTGCCGATACAATCGGCAGATGACATGTTCAGTTCAGGGCTGCCCACGGCAAGCCCGAAGCCGGACGTACTGCAACTTGCATTACCAGCGGTGGTACCGACTCGGTGATGCGACAGCAGGCGGTCCAGAGATACCGCAGGGACTAGACGTCTCCGAGCGGTTCTGGTCGAAGGTCGACCGCGACGGGCCACCTTCGACCTACCGGCCAGACCTCGGCTCGTGCTGGTTATGGCGAGGGGCGATTGACCGAGGCAGCGGATACGGCCGGTTCCGTGCCTACCCACGCGGTTCCATGGCACTCGCGCATCGCTTCGCATGGGTAGACAGCGGACGCGACCTGGCTGCCATCGACCAACTCGATCATCTGTGCCGGGTGAAACATTGCGTTCGCCCGTCGCACCTAGAGGGGGTAACTAACGCCGAAAATGTGCGGCGAGGTCTCGTCAGTGCCCTGCGGCCATCGCCGCCCGCTGTCCTTCCTCGTCGACCTCGTGGTGAGTACCGACCGCAGTGCCCTCAAGGACACGCATACGACGAGGCCAACACCTATCGGACGGCGGACGGACGACGCCACTGCCGAGCCTGTCGCCGGACGGCGCAAGCTGCCTACAAGAAGCGCTCGCGGACTAGATCCCCGTTATAACCGTGGCGGCCAACGGCTGATCCGCGAAGATGGCGGTCGTGCGGAGGATGTCGGACCGCCAAACCTCGGCTTCCGGCTTCCACTTGTACGTCGGCGTGGCTTGCAGGGGCCGCTCGTCGGCGTACCCGCCGACCCGCTTCGACTGCAACAGGACCGCCGTACCCGCCGTCACCGCGTAGGTCTCCATCACGTTCTCCACGCCTACGAACGGGAACGTCGCCTGCCCGGTCAGCAGCGGGTTGCGGTCCGCGACGTTGCCGGTGTAGACCTGCGTGATCTCGGTGGACGTCAGGATGTTGTTGCGGTCGGTCGGGTTCATCAGCAGGGTGTCCGGCTTGAAGCCGCGCTTCGCGTCGATGATCAGCTTGCGTGCGGCGAGGACGTCCTTGCGGATGTGCGTGGACGTCGCCCACGACGTGGACGCGCCGAACGTGTTGACGCTGCCGTTCGCGAGCAACGCGGCCATGAACGCGGTGTCGAAGTCGAGGACGAGAGTTTCCCGGACCTGCCGAATCTGCGTGTTGAGCAGGTCGACCTGGTTGCGGTCCCGCATCTCCTGCGAGATCGCGACACCGAGCCCGCGCTTGCGGGTCCGCTGAGACTTCGGCGTCCCGAGAGACGTCGAGGCGAGCGGGATGTCCGCGAACTCCTCGACGTACTCCGACGTGGAGTTGGAGAACAGCGGCGTCGACTCGTAGTAGACGATCGAACCGCCGGTCGGCGTCCCCGCCGCGCGAAGCACCTTCTCCATGACGAACAGTTGGTCGATCTCGTCGAGGATCAGCGACGGGATGAACAGCGGGTCGTTGAGCATCTGGTTGACGGTCAGAACTGGACCGTCGTTGGTGGCGAAAATGTTGGTGGGCATCGCGCCGGTTCCTTTCATGCGAAAGGCCCCGACGATGCGGGGCCTAGAGGGGTGCGCCTGACCGGCGCGACGGGTGGATCAGGCGCGGTTGAGCCGCATGGTGCCGACCGTGGTGCCGGCGGACGTGACGCCGCCCGCCTGGTCGCAGTAGCCGATGATGAGGTCGGCCGCGTCGGTGCCGGACACCCACGGGGTGACCTTCCCGGCCGCCGCGGCCTTGACCGCGGCGCCGTCACCGCAGTTCGCGGCGAACGTGACGGGGATGCCGCCGCCTTCGACCAGTACCGTCGTGGAGACGGGCAGCGGGTAGACGAGAGCTGCAGCTTGCGCGGCGTTGGTCGCGTCGATCAACGCGACGCCGCGCACCGTGGTAGAACCGGCGGCAGCGACACCGACCGGACGTTGAGTGGCGGCACCGGACGCGGCGCGGGACTCGACGAGCTGCCCGCCGGTGACAGCTTCGACGACGTCGCAGGTGATGCTGCGACCCATGAACTTCGGGACGATTCCAGCCATGACGGCTACTCCTTCGCGGGGTGGTGACGCCGTCAGATGCCGGCGCGCTGGCGGTGGGCCTTGATCTGTTCCTGACGGGCTTGGGCTGCGGCAGCGTCGGCGTCCGGGTCGGCTGCTTCGCCGATGACTGACAGGTCGATGAGGCCCTTGTGCGCGTCGAGGAGCTTCCGCATGTCGCCCTCGGCGGCGGCACGGACCGCGTCGACGGTCGTCTCCGTGTTCGCGAGGTCGATGAACCCGGTCGGCGTGTCGCCGCCGCACCACGGCGCGGCCAAGTCGAGCAGCGCCTTCGGTACCCCGGCGTGCAGCAGCACGTCACGGTCCCGCTCCCAGGTCGCTTTGCGGGCGTTGCGCTCCAACTGAGCGGCGCGCGCGACAGCCTGCTCGGCGTTGGTATTCGCCAAGTTGATCTGCCGTTGCGCGTCGGCGGTCAACGCGACTTCCTGCGGCGCGTTCGCGTCGGCTTCGAGCGCGGCGACCGCAGCGGCGATCTCCTCGGCGGTCGGCTCGTCGCCGGACGTGGCCGGTGTCAGCCGCTCGGCGAGCTTGTCGCCGATCTCGTCTTCGGTCGCGGTGTCGGTGAGGCCGAGAGCCTTCCCGATCTTCGCCCACACGGTCGGCTTCGTGGCGGTGTCAGTCACGGTGGTTCCTTTCGGGTAGTCCGTCGCGGTGAGGTCGACAGTCGGGACATCGTCTGCGGACAGGTCCACGGCCTGCCACGGCGTCATGCCGGGCACCTTCGGGTCGAGGGTGCCGAGAACGTGATGAATGGCGACCGGGAACTGCTTGCCGTCCGCGCGGGTCAAGTCCTCGATGATGCGGGCGGACACCGGCAGGTCGAGGTTCTCCTCGACGACCTTCACGCCGTCGGCGGTCAACTCGACGATCATGTCCAGGCCGTCTTTGCCGGACTCGAAGCCGCGGACGGTGCCGCGCGCGCGTTCGGGGTCGACGGTGTGTGTGTTCTTCGCGTCGGCGAGTTGGAACTTCACCGTGTCGTAGGCCCCGTCGTTGAACGCCTGCACGGCCTTGGAGATCATGTCGTCGTCGAACCGCAGGATCCGTTTCGCGCCGGTCGTCGGGTCGGTGTAAGTGATCTCCTCGTCACGCGGCAGGACTTGCTTGCGATACAGCCGGCCGCCGACCTTGACCGCTTTGCTGGCGAGGGTCGGGGTGTGCACGGCGACGGTCATGGGGGTTCCCTCTCGGTTCGACGGTCAGAGGCCGGTCGGGGGTGCGTTCTTCTGCGCGGCGGTCAACGACACCGAGCGGAGCGTGTTGTTCGTGCCCCACACGTAGCCGGTCGGCGGTACCGGCATCCGACGTCGGACCGCCGCTCGCTGTGCGGTCGACAGCCGGTTCACGGTCGTAACGTGCTGCCCGAGCGCACGCTGCTGCGCGGCGAACGGACGCTTCGTGTGCACGCCTTTACGGCGCCCGCCACGTTTGGCGTTCTGCGCGGCCTGCCGAATCCTCGCGGCGGTCGCCCGGTCGATCAGACCCGTCACGGGCAACCCGTTGCGTTTCTGGAAGTCGCGGACGTTCCCGGCCATGTTCGCCGGCAGGGCGCTGCTCGACGACGAGGCGGGGGTGCCTTTCGGTGCGAACTTCCCTTTGCTGCGGGGGTGGAGCTGTTCGTTCCATGCCAGGTCGACGGTCATCCGAGCCTCCGCAGTCAACGTGTGCGACGCCGCTTTCTTCGTCTCCCATTCGGCGATGGCCGCTGCCGCGCGGGTTCGCGTCGCGGCGGTGATGCCACCTTTGCCTTCCGCCCAGTTCCGGACGACGCCGACCGCCCGTTCGATTGCTTGAGATTCGGGGAGCCCTTTGCGGGTGAAAGCGTGTGCGACCGCCCGGATGTAGTCGGGGAGCCCGCCGACCTTGTTGACCCAGTTCTTCCCGGCGCCGAACGACGTCGTGTCACACGGGCCGGGGCCAGTGCAGACGCCCGCGAGGTCGACGGTCACTGCCCGCTGAGCTCTTCGAGGCCGCTGGCGATGACGAGCCCCGTCTTCGCGTGCATCGCGACGTCCGCGATCCGTGCGGCCAACTGCCCGGCCAAGTCGGGGTCGAGGAACGACACGTAGGAGCCGGTCGGCCCGTCGATCGTGACGACGACGAACACTTGCCCGCCGCCTTTCAACTCGCCGACCGTGATGGACTGCGGGACCGGCTGCGGCCCGACCTGCTGCTGCGGCTGAGCGCTCATCCCGCCGTCTCCGTTCGCTCGTTGACCGTGGCTGCTGCTTGTAGCGTCGGCGGTCCCGGCCTTGGTCGTGCGGGCACCGATGCCGCTGCGTCACCGTCGTCGGACCGTCACGCGGCCGGTGCCAGTCCGGCGAGGGCTTGCTGCACGATGTCCGCGCCCGCACCCAACGCGCCCGACGTCGCTGCTGCCGCCGGTGTCGTCACCCCGTCCGCGGGCAACGTCGCCGCCGCGCTCTCCGCCGCGGCTTTCACTGCTGCCGCGACCTTGTCGACGTCCAAATCGAGGTAGCCGGCGATCTGCACAACCAGTTCGTCGACGAACTCCCGCGGCGGCTGCACCCCGGTCGGCCCGGCCGCGAGGCCTTTGAGGAAGTCCATCTGTTCCTGCGCGGTCGCCCGTGCGATCGGCCCCAACGTCACCTTCGGGACGACCGCCGCCGGACCGAAGTTCACGACGACGAGCGGCCGGACAACCTGCGCGCGCAGATCGGCGGCGATCTCCCGGGCGGTTCCGTCCAACGCCTGCGTGAAAAAATCCGACTGGTCTTTTGACAGCGCGAACGACCCGCGGCCCGCCGTCGCCGCCCCCGTCAGGCCGAGGAACCCGGCGAGAATCGAGGACAGCATCTCGTTGTCCAGGTAGGCGAGCGCTTCTTTGAAGAAGGCTCCCGAGTCCGTCGCGTTCAGAATGTGCAGGGCGGTGACGTTCGAGATCGCCGCGACCCCACCCGTCGCGAGCTTCGCCAACTGGCCGGCGACGTCCGCCTCATGCCCGGCTTGCGTCTCCGCGACCAGCCGTTGAATCGACGCACCTTTGAGGAACGTCATCCACAGGAACCGGATTTTCTGCTTGTCCTGGTAGCAGCGGTACGCCGCCTGCAACTCCGACACACCCCGGATCGGGTTGCGAGCTTTGCCGTGGGTGAACACGCACGCTTTCGCGGTCGGGATCGTCACCCACGACGGGCGTTTGCCGCCGGGTGCGGTGCGGCCACCCCACCACGTCATCGACTGTTTGAACCCGGTCAGCCGGCCTGACGCCGGGTCGCGCAGCGGCGCGCACGAGTCCGGTGGGCGCCACGCCAACGCGTCGTAGGTGAACCGGCCGTCGCGGACCGTCCACAGTTTCTCCAGGAACGTCATCCGGTAGATCTGCGCTTGCGCGGCCTGCCCGATCGTGTCCTCGACCGGGTCCGCGAGGTTCGCGAGCGTGTCGTTGACGAGTTCCGCTTCACCGTGGTCGCCGTCACCCGGCTTCACGGTCAGCGGCGCCCCCCGCAGCGGCAGGGTCAACGCTTGCTCACCGGCGCGGGCGAAGCCGTCCCGGTCGAGCATGTCTTCGATGTCGCGGGCTCGCCATTCACCGGACCAGTCGACAAGGTCGCCGGTGTCCGGGTCGAACCCGAGCCCGGCGTAACGGGCGGACGCCGACAGTTCCGACCCGAGTTCAGCGGTGGCGCGGGCGTAAGCCTCGATCGCGGCGACATCGATATCGGAGGGCGAGGTGGTCACGTCGGTCACCACCTCGCCTGCTCGTAGGGTCCGTCGTTGAGGCTGTCCATGCCGTCATAGGCGACGACCGTGCCGCCGGGTGACGCCCCCACCATCGACGCGGTCCAGAACGCTTGCATGACCGCCGTACCACGGTCAGGGGACCGGCCGAGACGCTGCACCAGCGAGTCCCGCGACTCGACCGCGATCTTCGACCCGGACAGCACATCCCAATGCGGCGCGGTCAAGTCGCCGATCAACTGCGCGTCGTCAGGTAACGCGATCTGCTCGCCGTAAGCCGGGTCGAGCATTTCCCGCAGGTTCCACCAGGCCGCTGACCGGACGTTGACGAACCCGAGTTCACCCGAACGGTCCTTACGGTCCGTCTTCGCGCCCGCATGGAACGCGACCACCCGGTATCCCTGCTCACGCAGCCGGTCGGTGACGCCGGCGCCGAGCCCATCCGTGTCGACGACCGCGACCGCCGTGGAGGTGTCGTCGGCGAGCAAGCCGCCGACTTTCCCGGCCGTCGCCATCGTCATCTGCTTCGCGAATGTCCGCAGTTCCCGGACCACGTCACCTTCACGGATCGCCAATGCCGTCAAGTCCTCACCGGTCCGGGCGACATCGACGCCGATGACGCGCCGACCGTGCCGTTCCGGCGAGGCGAGGTCCTTCCACACCCGCCACCGTTCGTTCGCGGCTTCCACCCATGCGAGCGGAATGACAGCGTCCTCGTCGGAGGAGTGGAACTCGCCGCACACCCGGTTGGCGTACACCGCCGAGTCGACGCCCCACTGGCGGCGACGGCGTTCCGCCCACTGCCGGGACACCCGGCCGGCGGCGACCGCCTCGTCCAACGTGACGTGCCGTGCCCACCAGTCTTCCAACCCCGGCTTACGGGCGTGGATGTCGTAGAACCGGCCGGCGGGCTCACCCGGTGTCGACTGGGCGAGCGCATACGCTTCCCGGCCCTCTGTCGCCCCGGAGAACGCGCCTTCGGCGGCGTCCCACACACCCGGCACGATCGCCTTCGACTCGTCGAACACGTACAGGACGTGGTCGGCGTGCGCCCCTTCGATCAGCTCCGGGTTGTTCGATGCGACCGCGAACGCTTCACCGCAGGACAGGCGCAGCGACAGGTCGAGCAGTTCGCGGCCTTCCCGCCACGGTTCGACGCCGAGCCGGTCCCACCGCAGCCGCCGTACCCATTTGTGGATTTCGGGCCACAGGTATTTCTCCAACTGCCGCCAGCCGCCGGCGGTCGTGACGGCTTTCCAGTCGATGTCGGCCGCTTCGCGGGTCGTCGCGAACCACAGGACTGCTAGCGCGTTCGTGGTGGTTTTCCCGAGCCCGTGCGGACCGCGGGCCGCTACCCGCTGCCGGGTCGGGAGCGCAGCGAGCAGTTCAGCCTGGTAGGCGGCGAGCGTCGATCCGCGCCAGTCGACGAACGCCTCGGTCCAGCCGACCGGGTCATGCAGGTAGTCCGCACAGGTGCCGCGTGCGCGGCCTCGCAGCTCACGGAGCCGGCGCAGCTTCTCCAACGGCGCTTCGACTACCAGGTCCGTCGCGGGTGGCATCAGCAGCCTCCCGTTCCGCCATCTCGGCTTCAAGCGCGGCGATAGCCCGGTCGACCGCGTCCTCACCGATGACTTCGACGATGCGGCGGGTCGGCGCGTCCAGACCGTCGAGCTTGCGTAGCGACTCGTCGGTGGCGCGGACTTCCCGCAGTAACGCGACGACGGAGCCGATGTCGGTCAGGTCGTCGTACCGCTGGCCGTCGCGGACGAGGGGATGCGGCTTGTCGAGTTCGTCGAAGAGCCGTTCGAGGATGAGCCGTAGCCGTTCCCGGGAGTGGGCGCGCAGCTCGTCGGCGGCGGCGACTTTGACGGCGGCGAGGAGGTCTTCGATGCCACGTTTCACGGTTGATCTGGCGACGCCTTCGGTTGCGGCGATGCGCGCGCGGGTCCAGCCTTGCGCTTCGAGCGTCGCCCATCGGGCGTGCCGTTCGACCGTGTCGATCGTCTCGCGGAAGACGGCGCCGTTGGGTGCACCGGGCATGGCGAGCCACCTCCCGGGAATGACGAAACCCGGCCGCTCGGACCGGGTTGTGGGCAGAGTTGTGCTCGGATTCATGTCACCACGCTCAGTTACCGAAAGTCAAACACCTCGGCGGTGAGGAGTCCGGCGAGTCGCGTCCGCCGAATGCGCTGCTTCGCCGCCTCGTAGCTGATGCCGAGCTTGCGGGCGACTTCGTCGACGGGATGCTGGCCGGTGCGCGGGGCGTCGGTGTAGATCGCGGCGACCCGCGCGAGAGTGTCGCGCACGGTCGGGCTCACCGTGGGGTGTCCCGGATGATTGAGCGGGGCGGAGCGGCGACGGTCATCTGGCATGTGAGCCGTAGGTACGCGTCGCGTCCACCGTAGGCGAGGTACTCGGCCAATGCGACTAGCTCGGCACGACTGAGCTTCGTGGTCGCGCACGTCTCGCTCACCGCTCCAGTGTCGCTCATACGGTCACCGCAGGGTCCAGCTTCGCGCAGCAGCCATCCGGCAGCGCCGCGCCCTTCTCGTGCTTGATGACGTAGGTCGCGCCGTCTATCCGGCCGATGAGCGCGCCGACCGGCCACGACGGGTAGGGGGCGGCTTCCGTCTCGCCGGGTTGCAGCGCGACTTGGATGCCGGAGAGGTCTGTGTCGTCGATGACCGCGCCGCACCACGCGCACCGCTGCCGCAGTTGCGTGCCAACGATGACGTCGAGCCCAGCGATGTGGACGATCTCGCGGTCTGCGGGCGTGGTCATCGGAGCACTTTCCACGCTGTACCGACGCACAGGATGTCCGTCGCGCCTATGCACCAGCCGACGAAACCTGACAGTCCACCGACCCAGCATGCGGCGAAGATGCCAGCCGTGACGAAGGCGATGACGAGGGCCACCACATCCCAACGGTTGGCGGGGGCCAGGCGCGATCGTTCTCGGTCAGCGGCAATCCGCTGGGCGGCGTTCGGCTTGGTCATGACGCGGTCCTTTCGTTGATGATCGCGGCGACATGCTGTTCCAACTCGGCGGCGTGTTCGAGCCGCCCGGCGAGCCATGCGGCTTCGGTGCGTAGCGACCAGGCGGGACGGCCGCGCAGCCGGTTCCCGCACTCCTCGGTGGACGGTTCGCAAAGCCCTTCGCAGACGACCCACCACTCGATGTCGGCCGGGTCGACACCGGCGATGCTGCGCTTGCCAGCGGGCAACTGCGCGCGGACCCGTAGCGTCTTTGCTCCACCGATCGGCGTCGCTGCGGTCCTGCCGCCGCACCACGGGCACACCCCGATCACCTGACCGTCGCCGAGGAGCCCGAGCACGGCGTGCGTCCGGTAGACGAGCGCGTCGCAGCGATGCTCCACGTCGACGGCGAGCGTCACGTCCACGGCGACCGCGGCGGGCAGGGTACGGAGCAGCGTCTCGAGGTACGGGCCGGGGTCGGCGAACGCCGACGACGCGGCCGGCGGCGGCGTCACCTCAGCGGCGCGGCACGCCCGGTCGCACAACTCGTCGACCGTCGCGAGCGTCTCCACGAGCAGGTCCGCGACGTCCAAGTCCAGCGGCGCCCGGAGTTCCGCCGCCCCGGTACCGACCCGTTCGAACCGTTCGAGCCGGGCTTCCCGGTCCCGCTGCGCGCGCTGTTCCGGGCTGATCGTGGGCGCCCGGTACGGCTTGTGCGTGCCCGGCATGAGCGTCGCGGCGAGCCATCCGACCGCGTCGCGCAACTCGCGGACGGCGCTGCACGCCTGCTCAGCCGCGTTCACCGGATCACCACGCCATAAACGAGCCGGCCAACGAGTAGCAGCACGGCGAGTGCCCACGTCGCGACGAACAACACCACGACGCCGACGAGTGCCCAGCGACCAACTCCGAGGGGGCGCTCGCTCATCGGTCCCCCCTCGCGTTGAGCCGTCTGGGTTGCGGCCTCACATGCGCCGGTCGTCTCGCGTGGGCACATCAGGTGTCTCCGTCTGCGGCACATCAGGTGTCTCCGTCTGCGATGACCACCACAGCCACGGGGTCGCTGTTGTCCGCAAGCGCGTCGTACTTGTCCGCTAGGTCACGCAGCCGTGTTGCCTCCGCCCTCATGCGGGCGGCGTAGGCCGTGACCGAACGAACCAGCGAGTCATCGGCGGAGACGGCCTGAATGGGCCGGCGGTCAGGGTTGAGAGTGACGAGGTTCATCGACGCTCCAATCGCCTCGCAGTTGGCCCGGTAGAGCGGGCAACGGTCCTTGTGGTAGTCGCTGGTGACGCCACAGATGCGGTCGCACGCCGCGATGAGCGATTCGGGTGGGGTCACGATGTGCTCTCGACGAGATGGCCGTAGGGGCTGGCGAGGTCGTAGGGCTTGCGGACGATGACGAACGGTGGTGGCGCTTCGCAGGTCGCCGGGTCGCGCAGGACGCCGCGCTCGACGGCGCAGCCCGCGCAGAGGCCGTGCGGGTAGCACCCGCCGCGGGCACAGGTCCGTCGTGTGGCAGGCGTGTCGTCGAAGTCCGCGGCTTGCAGTTGCGGTGTCCGGTTGGCGGGGTTCGCGGCCCGTCGCAGCAACGCTTGGGCGACGGCGTGCGGGTCGCCGTGGTCGCACGTGCGGATGGCGGCGCGGATGCCGGCGGGCTGCCAGTCGGCGCGTAGGGCGTGGGTCAGGTCGACGAGCGCGGTGACGGCACGTGGGGTCATCACTGCGCCACCGCCGGGCTGGTCGGAGCGATGCGGACATTGCGCGGCCCCGTGCAGGTGCACATGAAGCCGTACTGCGGGTGTAGCGACGACATGAGCGGCTCGGTGCCGTCGTTGCAACCCATCCCGCCGCACCACGAACAGTGCGGGTTCGCTTCGCTGTCGAAGACCAACCGGCGAGTAGCTTGACCCGCCCTGTCGATGGCGCAGACGACCGCCTCGGCCAACTGGTCCGCCAGGATGTGACGCTCAATCGCGTTGAGCCCATCGCAGACCGTCTGGTTCGCGTCGAGCACGTCCCGGATGGCGTACAGCTCGACTTTGTCATCGCTCAGCATCACGGCGTAGATCCTTCGGCTCGGGGGGTCAGCACGAGGTGACCGCGAGGGCGAGGATGGCGTGCTCGGCGGTGTACCCCTCGCGGTACCAGTCGTAGTCGGCGATGACGGATTCCCACGGTTCGCCGGCTCGGATGCGTTCGGCGATGACGTCGATGCGGCGATGCCGTTGGCCGAGCGTCGTGTCGCCGCAGACGCCGCACGGTCCGTTGGCGGGGAACGCGTCGTCGAGGGCTGGTCGGAGCGCAGCGACGACAACCGCTTGCCGCTTCCGCTGCCTGGCGTTCATCGGGTTGTCCACAGGCTGTTCGCGCGTTGACTTACGTTACGAGAATGATCCAAGTGCTTGGTAAGGGTTTTAGATCTTGATCCTGATCTTGATAGCGACAGTTTTGCGAGCGTTCTGCGACGGTTTTGCGAGGCGGTTTGCGATCGCACATGGTGTCGCTGATGCGATCGCAGGTGCGACGTAGGTGCGAGGCTCATGCGACACCCCTTAGGCAGTAGTCGCAGTCGGGTGCGACGACCCCGCGGGCGACATGGTGGCGACGGTGGTTACCGATCTTCCCGGCTGCTGACTTCTTCGACTTGAGGTCCGCAATCTCGATGGCGCTACGTTGCATGTCGAGGTAGTCGTGCGCCTCGTACCGGCCGTCCGGCAGCTTCTTGACCATGCCGGACTTCTCCAGTTCGGTACGGGTTCTTGCGGTGCCGCGCTTCTTCCAGACGCCTTCTTCCATGATCCCGTCGTTGTGGCGGCGTGAGCAGTAGCACCACGTCGTGACCAGCAAGCGGAACGCCGCATCGGACAGCGGCTCGATCTTCGGATGCTCGGGCATCTCGTCATCGACGGCGATGTAGTTGACCTCTTCGCGGAACGGCATCACGCCACCGCCTTACGGCGAGGTTCCGTGACAGTGGGCTTCGGGGTTGCGACACTATGGCTCACGCCAGGCCTCCTCTACAGGCTTGGAAGTCGCCCCGGCCGGATGCCAGTCCGTGTCGGGGCGGCGCCTTGTCGGCGCACCCCGTAATTCTCCCGCGACGCAACGGTTTCGCGGGTTTACGACACACAGTCGTCGGCATCAGCCGGTCGCCTCCTCGGCGGTAGCGGAGTCGGTCAGGTCGAACAGCGCCTCGGCGGTGACGGGCCACGGCCGGTTGCACCACAGGACCTCGATGCGCCTCCCGTTGGTCCCGGCCTGTCCGGTGAACGCCGCGATTTCCTGCCGGTGCCAGCTGCCGTACAGGTCGTCGTAGAGGGCGCTCGGATAGCCGGACAGGACGACAGCCGCCGCGCACTCGTGCAGAACCTCGGCGAACGCGCGGTGCTCTGCGTCGGCGCTCATCTCGACGCCGTACTGCCTTGACGCGCGGGTCGTGCCGAGGTACGGCGGGTCGCAGTAGATCAGGACTTCGGCGTGGTCACCGTAGGCGCGGATGACGTCGAGCGCCGGCCGGCATTCGAGGCTGACGTGGTGCAACCGATCAACGATCGAAGCCATGCGGGCGACGTAGGTGCTCAGATAGTCCGTCATCGAGGTTGAGCCGGGTTGCTCGAAGTAGCGCCACCCGGTGCGCCGCAGTGTGCCGCCGCGCCCTTGCGTGAGGCAGACCCACACGCGGCGTGCGACTTCCAGATCGTCTACGCCGTCGTCGAGCGCGTAGGCGGCTTGATGTTCGGCGCGACTGTGGGGTGTCAGCGAGCAGGCGCGCATGAGGTCCTCGGGGCGTTCGCGCAGCACCCGCCAGAACGTCATCAGCCGGTGGTCGAGGTCGTTGACCGTCTCGAACAGCGCCGGCGGCTTCGCGAGCAGCACCGCGAGGCTGCCGGCGAACGGCTCCACGTAATGCCGATGGTCGGGCAGCAACGCGACGATCCGCTCCGCGAGCGTCGTCTTCCCGCCGTAGTAGGCGAACGGCGGCTTCATGGTCGCCACTGGTTTTCCCACTCAAGAAACTGTGGCCAGAAGCCGAGCGGGTCGTCTTCGGCGAAAACCGGGATGGCATGCCGGTCGGCGAACTCGACTTCACGGTCCGCACCTACGGACGCGCCGCCGAACCGGATGAGCGCGTGACAGTGGGCCAGCATCGCGAGGTCGTGGTCATACCAGAACTCGATCGGATGCGGGCTGACGAGATGCCACAGCATCGTCAGGTGCGGGACGACAGCTACCGCGCCGCTGGCCTCCACACGCTCGGCCAGGTTCACGGCTCGGCGCGTGTTCAGCACAGGGTCCGGATGGCTGTACGGCCCGGCGATGTAGACGAGAGGCTTCACCCGGTCACCACTTCTTCCGTCGCTGTCCGGGCAGGCCGCGTCGCCGG